TCTCTCTCGCCCGCTGCGCCCTTAGCCCTGCTGTTGATCTTGCCCATGGGTTGTGTCTAGCCAACCACCCACCGCAAGGTCGAGCGTATATTTAATTACGCCAAGTCTTATTAGCGTGGCTAATGTCCCTATTAAATTTGTTAATCATTGCTCTTATGGTCAGCTTCTCAACAATCTCTTGGTTTGCTTTAATCCACGCCACAGCCTCATCGTAGGACTGTGCATCTTGCAACCCATCCTCAAACTGATCCCACGCCTCTTTGTCCTTCATAGGTTCTGGAATACACGCCAGCTTTGTCCTGTCGATGGGCAAAGCTTAGTTGTCACCGATCTGCACTTGGCAATTGGCAGCAGCCAGAATAAGTCATCGTTCATGCCCCAGCAGGCCACATAATCCACGCCACTGATCGCACGTTTGGGGATGTTGTATCCATTCCCACTGCTGGTGCTGAAGCGATACTTGGTGCGTCCTGCCTCTACAGTTTGCGCGGTCTTAACTTGGATGCGGAAGAATTTATTATCCTTCTCTGCCACTACATCGTAGCCAGCAAAGTCCTCGTAGGGTAACAACACCGAATACCCGCACCGCAATAACGCGCCAGTAACGCGAGCCACCCCAACTGCACCTATTTGGCGGGAACTTAATTTCATGCTTGACGGACTTCGGTTTGTGCTAGAGACTTTTTCCTATGAAAGCAATAACAACTATAACACTGATGGCGATGCTGATGGCATCGGGAATGGCGGAAGATGATGATGGTGACGCTGCCGACTTTGTGGGAGCAGTGCTAAAGCGCAACGGATTCTCATGTGGCCGTGGCTGCGTAATATCAGAGAATGGTGGAATGGCTTATTCATCGTCATCTGGTAGGTCAATAATTTCTACTGAGGGTTTCTATTATAAGTCTGGAAGTAGTGTTGTTGGGAAAGATGCGACATTCATATCGAAGTCTAGGAATTTCTTTTATGGAACTTCCGCAACGATTAAGGCTGGTTCGGCCTATATGAATGGAGATGCTGTTTGGGTTGGATCTCAAGAAGAGGATAATGATTAAGCTCCAAATAGTGCGAGCCTATTCCGTATTCTGCTTTCTAATCCACCGATAAACTTCTTTCTGGCTGGGTTGCGTTGAGCCATTCGGTATTCGTCCTCAAGCTGGGCTTGGCTGGCTGCACGCATTAACGCCTTTGGCTCAACCTGGTTGATGGCCTGCAATGTTTTTGGACCTAACCCTCCATCTACCGCCACCTTCTGGCCAAGTGTGTTCAATCCTTGCTGGATGTACTTCGTTGCACCGCCCATCCCGCGATTAAACGCGAGATCCTGTGCGAATGGTTGGACTGCTTCTGGCAACTTTGAGACGAATGGGCTGGTGTACTCCTTGACGTACTGCGCCGCAGCTTGCGCTCTTTCTTGCGCTGGGAGCGATGAGATTCTTTTGAAGGCATCTGGATGATACTTGTCGTTAATACCAGCAACCTCGAAATTACCACCCATATCTCCCGCTGGCAATTTGTAGACTTGCACGTTGCCTTGTTTGTCCTTCCTCGCCTCGAAATCAATCGTCTTTAACGCTGCTGTTTGTAGTGCATCTTGTTCTGGTTTTGTTTGCATAGCTTGTGTTTCCTCTACGAAATCAAATGCTGGCTGTTCTGGCACAGCTTGTGATGCCTGCGGTGCTTGTTTGGCATATTCTCTGGCCTTCTCAATGGGAGCTATCCTTCTTATCTCTTCTGGCACTGCCTCATATCCAGCACCAGTAAGCTCTCTTGCCACCATATCGTTTCTCAAGGAAACATCCTTGGATGGGTTTATCGAAAATTTCATTGCTTTTGACCTCGCTTAATTCTTGACTCATTACGAATCAAAAATTCGTTTCTTGCGTCACTACCAACTTGAGAATACGCGCTCTTTAATGCCCTAACCTTATCTTCGCTTCCAAGCCTCTTGAATCCATCATCACCAAGCAATGCTTCAGCAGCAGCACGGTTGGCTCGGCCTCTTATCTTTGAGTATTTTTCATACAACTCTGGAGACAACCTGTACTTTTCGTTGCCAATCATAAATTGCTCTAAAGGCTTCGGTGGTATCACGTCTCCATTTTCAGTTTCCTTGAATAGCTTATAAATTGCCAAGGTGGTTTTATCGTATGTAGCTTCCCTTGACTTGGTAAAATCAAAGAAGTTGTACATTACTGGATCAGCACCTTCTGGTGTCTGCGGTATTTCCCTTCCCCATATATCAATCTTTTTAGGCAGATCCTCCGCATAGCCAGGAAGTTTTCTCTTGAGGACTTCGCCAAATAAATTTAGCGTTCTTTCTGTTACATCCTCACCCTCAATATCCTTAATCTTTATTTTCTCTGGTAATGAATCGCTCATAGCCCTTGAGACAGCACTAAGCGTATTTGGGAATGCTATTGAAGATACTGTTCCAAAGTAATTGGCAATCCATTTGTCCATTCTATCCCTCTTCCCGTCCAGCATGGCCGAAAGAAGGCTGTTTGTTCCCTTCAGAAAACTTTGGTTCATTGCGAATGATAGGGTTTCTGGAACAAGTGCAGTTAAAAACTCTGGACTTATAAAGTCACCCTTATCTGTTGCCTTGCTTGCTTCGTTCCAAGTTGCAAGCATCCCGCCAACAATGCCCATTTTCTCAAGATTCATAACACGATCACCAGGCTGGAGGTCTGTGGAATCACCCTCCGCAAATCTCTCCAGCGCGCTAAGGTTTATTGTTCGGGGAGGAAGTGTCTTGTATTGTATGTCCCTAGTCTTCTCGGAATCCTCTGCCGACCCGCCAATCACTCCAGCGTCCGACAATGTTTTTGCAACTGCCCCTATGGCTATGCTTGTTAATGTTTTTCCTATTGCCATGTGTACGCCTCTAGCGTCCTTGGATTGCATTGCTGGTATTCCCTTTGTAACGAGTGCATAACCAGGAAGCGAATAATCAAGCATTTCATCGATCACATTTGCTGGTGTCTTTGCGTATGGGATAATTGTCTTTCCAAGAGTCCTCGCCAATCCAACCCTATTACCAAGGCCAAACATATTTGATACGCTCAAGGCTGCTCTTGATAGTGGCGTGTCCTGCTGGAACACGGCTTCTGCTGCCTCTTGTTCTATTTTTCCTAAAGCTTCCGCTGATGGAAGTCTTGTTGCTACTGAAATTTCTTTTCCAATCTCTCTTTTGCCAATCGACTCAATTTGATTTCTAATGTCTTGTATTTTTGCTGAGTCAACTGCGGTTGTTTTGGGTTTTGACAACAATTTTGAAAGCTCATTATTAAGAGACGAAATCTTGGATACTCTTTGAAGTTGTGCAGATTCAGCCAAAAGCCTCGATTGAGCCATTCTTCTAAATGGAGTATCGCCAAGCTGAAGTAGGCGCAACATTGTTTCTGGGGGAACACCAAGCACTGTTTCGGCGGCTAGTCTAGCCCTATCAAGCCCAGCCTGCCCCAATCCTTTCCATCCGTTTAGAACTGGTTGAGCCAATCCAGATCCCGTCCAGAATTGCCTAAATGCTTGGGCTGGCTGAAATCCCCTTATTTTCTCTCCAGACAATAATCCTTCAGCACTGATGCCTCTTTTTAGTCCAGCCAATCCCTCTCCGCCACCTCGAACAAATGCCTTAACCGTTTCTCCAACTCTTCTTGCTCCAGCCAAAGATATTGGTGAGGACACAGTTCTTTCCGCAACTGGCTTTCCAACCGATTTCTTAAACGCTCTTGCTACCTCTTGGCTTATAAACGCACCTTGTCTTCCCATCGCTCTAGGCAATGAACTTACCGCATTACTCCAAAGATTCGTGACTAAAGAAAGAGGCGCAAGAAGATTTCCTTGTATTACGGTTGGCAATGTCTCGGCAAAAAACTTCTTAGGAACAAGTCTTGACTCAAAGTTCTGGAATCTGAATGCACTCTCTATGAATTTCTTCTCTGCTTGAATTGCTTTTTGTATGTCAACATCATCCAGCGTATTTCTTGCTGTTTTTGCAAGAGCTTCATAGGTTGACCTAGTTCTAGCTTGAAGTGCAAAAAGTTTTTTAGAGTCTTGAAGAAGTTTTGGCGTAAGGCTTCTGCCGTTCTTGTCCAGAAAAACGCTAAGTGTTGCTAGGTAGCCATCTTGAGTTGCTGATGGCAAGGTTCTCATTGCGGCCATATTTTGGGCTGACTCTGTAATTGATTTCGCCCTAGTCTTTGCAAATTCAAGCAAAGACTTAACATCTCCCTGTTTTGATGCTCGTTTAATTAGTTCCGCATTTGCAACAATTTTTTGCGTTGCCGTTCCAGAGTCATAAACTCCTTTCACGACATCATCAGATTCTGATGCCAATGACTCTTGCAGTGCCTTCTGACCAAACTTTGCGTACTTTATGTCCTCACTCTTTGCAAGCTGTTCACGCACTCCTCTGTCAAGGAATGGATCTTTCACCATCTTTACGCCTGCCTGCCTATATCCAACGCCCTTAGGGAGTGCTGGCAATTCAATTGGCAATTCAACTGGGGGAACGCCTGCCTTTGCTACTGCTTGTTCCGCCTTCGGCGCAACTGCCTCAACTGCCTTTGGCGTTTGTCTTAATCCTTGTATGTATTTCGCAGATTCAGTAATGCTTTCAATAGAAGGAGCAACAGCCCTTGCTGCTGGTGCGGCCTTACCAGCAAATCCTTCAGCAACTCCTCTCGCCAATCCAACCAACCCTCCGCCAGTAGGCGTTAGAATGGATGCAGCAGTTGTGGTTATTGGATACTTCTCAACATCGCGCTGTAATACTTCGCTGATGCGAGCCATGCGCTCTGGACCTAGCAACGCCTTGCCAGCAGCCTCTTGACCCTTCTGGCCTGCGATAAATCCACCGATACCAGCAATTGCGCCAGTAGCCAGCTTTGGGAGTATGCCTCCAGGCGTAAGAGCAGCAGCAGTTTCAGCAGCCACAGCACCAGTGGTTGCGGGTAATATTTGGCTTGCAACAGTGCGTGCAATCGCGCCTAGCCTGCTGGGTTCTTCTAGCTCAAGCTCAAAGGAATCGACATTGCCATCCTTGTCGGCCTCAAAGCGCACCACTTTTCCGTCCTTATTCCTGCCAATAGCAAATCCAACGCCAGTAGCTTTATCTGTCCCAGACGATACTGTTTCAATTCCCAGCCTCTGTGCTTCTTTGACCGCTGGGATTGCTGGCGTTTCAATAATTCCTTCGGCTAACGCCTGCGCTGTTGGTTTGTATCCTTCGGCTATCGTGCCGTCTGGCCTGCGGATCGTACCCATCGCATCCACAGCCTTGCCAGCCTCAATAGATGCTTGCTGTGGCGTTGCGCCAGCTTGTAGTTGACGCTGCGTTTCTTGCCGTAATACAGCTTCACGCTCTGGAGAGATAACATCCTCTGGCGCGCCACCAGATGCCAAATAATCAGCCTTGGTTAAATTGCCAGCATCTTCTTGAGAAAGTGGGGCAAACTCTAAATCTTGTTCCTGCTCTGGAACGAACTCAAGCTCTGGCTCTATAGCCATTGCTTACTGCCTCGCTTGCAGTCGTCCTGGCTTTCCGTTGATATAGATAAGCTGCCCAGGCTTTACGCCTGCTGCTTTTGCTTCTTGAAGACTATTAAAATTCTTGGGTGCTTCTGGCTGCGCTGGTGCTTGCGCTGGAGCCTGCACTGGTGTCTCTGGAGCAACTTGTGCGGGTGCTTGGAGGGGCATGGTTGGAGATTGATAATCTGGAACATTCGTCTCCATCTGGCCTGCTTGTCTGTTAAAGCCAAGCTCGGCCATTTTCCCTTGAAGAACCCCACGCTCTGCCTCAACTTCCTTCATTACATCTGATCTTTTCTTTAGCCCTACAAGACCAAGACCAAGCTCCATTGCTCCAGTGCGTGTATCTCCTTTTGCAATCTCAAGCTCTTGCTTCAATTTTTCTTGCGAGAGTTTTGTCAATCTTGTATTGATTGCTTCTCTCTGGGCATTGATGTCTTCGTTTTCCAAAGATTGTTCATTCGTAATTGTGCTTCCAATCCCAGCGAGATACGGGGCAAATGCTGGATCTTGGCTTAATGCTGGAAGATCCTTTAGCTTGCCCTTAACCTTTAATCCGCCCTTCTCGAATGTAAAATCAACATCTGGCCGTTCCTTTAGTGCCATTTCACGATCTTCAATTTCGCGCTTTCTCTGCGCTTCGGCAGCAGCTTGCTTGTCAAGATCGCCTTGGCGAAACATATTGAATAATTCTGGTACATCAATTACTGCCATAAATCTCCTTATATCTTAATCAAGTTTCCAAGGCCAGTAGCAACTTGACCGAACTGTTCGGCTCCACTCGGCTGCCTAGAAATCGCACCAACCTGCGCGCCGTAGGTGCTTCCAAGATAATTAGCCTGCGATCCATACAAGCTTGTAAACGCATTTTGCAATGCAACAGGAATCTCTGGATTGGTTGTCTGATAGAAGTTAGCAGCCGTTGACGGCTGTTGATTAAACCCACCAGGCAAGGCTTGATTGGCTTGGATGTAGCTCTGCATTGCGCCCTGCTGCTGTGCTGTGCGTGCGCCAGCGAGGTTGTAAATCGAAGGTCCGCCAGCAACAAAACCAGAAGCTGCGCCAAGGCGGTTCTGAAGCAACGCATCGCGGAAGGCTATGTCGGACTTCAATGCATCAGATGTGTTTTGTCCAGAAGCAAGGAACTGAGTGGCTGCACCATATCGTGCCAGCTTACGCTGTTCGCCAGCAAGGCCAGTTGTGACGGCCTCCTCTACCGCAGGAGCAATGCCAAAGATATTGCCTCGCGCCGTCTGTGCCGCCCTAGCAGCCTGCTGATATTGCCTCTGCTCTTCTGCGCCCAATTGCGAGCCAAGGGCAAGCTGATTGATCGCCTCTTGTTCTAGGTTGCTACGGAGTTGTTCGGCTTGGGCTGACTTGGTTTCTCCGACAGGAGCAGTAGCCATCTCCCTATATCTCTTGCCAAGCTCAACTGATGTTTGATATGACTCTGGATCAATCTGGAAAAGCTGTTGTGAAGCACGCTCTTCGGGTAGCTGGACAAAGGATCGGAAGGCTGTGATCTCCTTTAGCCCTTCGGGGCTATCCATCGTGATAGGCGTGAAATTCTTTTGCATATCCTGCGCGCTAGTTACTGCGCTAGTTACGCTTTTTAAGTCATCACCAAGTTGCTTAATGAATACTTCTGAACCCGTCCTGCGAGCGTCACCAGCGGGTAAGCCAGTTAATAGCTGATTGGCCGTGTTTAGACGCTCTTGAATGCCAGCAATCTGAGCGTTGCCTCGATCAATCACGCTGTTTAGGCGGGATAGCTTTGAGTTGTTGTAATCTTGAACAATTTGATCGTCCGAGACTTGGAAGTTAAGTCTTGATCCAAGGTCAGACGATCCATAGTTGCGCCCAGCGGAAAGTTGTGATAGGGCTTGGTTAAAAGCTGGGCCAGCGGGACCAGCAGTTCCACCCCCAGATTGTTCGCCAGTAAGAGCGCGGATTTGATCGGATAAAGAGTTGTAAGTGTTCTCTCTGCTTGTTGCTTCATTTAATTTTTTGTCAAATTCAAGCCTTAGCTCGCCCAATTTCTTGTCTTGCTTTACCACGGCAGATGCAGATTGAGCTTCTTCTAAGCTGCCGTAAGGATAATCCGTAACTCTTTTTAGGTAGTCATCGACTGCGGGCGGAGAGGCTTGGTAGCCTAACCTTCTGTCGTTTGATCCTCCATTACGTTCTGGAGGATTTATGGTTTGTATTTCTCCGTCTGGCGTAACCTTATATTTTACCAAGGAATTAGACGGACCTACATTTCCTCCTAAAAGCAATTGCATGGGCAAAGCCATATTATTTAGTTCCCACAGTTAAATCTGGATTGCCAATGTTCGTGCCAATCGTGCCGTAAAAGTCAACTGGTCCTGGTTGGCGGTTGAACGCTACGTTCTGCTCAACTGAGCCGTAGGGTGATGTGCCATAAAGACGCTCGAACTGCCTAGTCATCTGATCGCCTAATCCTCGATTTAAGGCATACGCTTGTGGGCTAGTCTCGTACTGCCTGCGCAGCGATTCCAAGGTGCGCTGTGGGCCGTACTGCCGTTCTAGCTGCATCCCAGCCTGCACGCCAGACTGCTGATCTAGGGCTGAAAGCTGGCGTTCCAAGGCACGCTGTTGAGGCATATACTGAACGCGAAGCTTGTTTTCCATTGCTGCCAATTCTGGAGACTTCTCAAGATATGTTTCAATATTCTTTTTATACGCCTCTGCATTGGCCTGTGCCACCGCTGAAGGATCGGGCGGAGGGGGCGGTGAGGGAATGGAAGGTGATCCACCCACGGTGTTAAACCCTAGCCTTTCGCATAAATGTCATATAGTCATAACTCCTTGGTTTTCCAGAACGATTAAAGGTGATCCGCTTGCGAGGACCAAAACGCTCCCAAAGGAGCAACAGCAAGCAACGTAGAGATTTACCACCCTTTGAGGAGATCGTCAAGTCCACAAAGACATTCTCACCATCTTCGCTATGCACATAATGGTCAGCCTTTTGGCCGTCCTTGATGCACCTAGCCAGAGCCACGCCTGCTATCTCCTCCCCATCCTTAACCACCCCAACCATCCCCTGCTTCTCAAACCAGCCAAACCACTCAGCTAGGTTAGGCCACATTGCCTCTGGAACATTGCTTTGCTCAATATACTCAACAGCCGTCATATATTCTTTTGCACTTCGATGGTGTCAGGGTTAGCTGCAAGCAATATTCCTCGGATAGAAAGCTTCTTAGATGGCGCGGAAACGATCATGCGCATATTGCGCCATTTCTGGTAGGAGCGCAGGCTGTTAGCAATGCGCTTTACGGTTTGTGCTGATAGCGTAGCTGGCAGGGTAAATGGAAGGGTAATTCCACCAGCAGAGCGTGTGTCAACATTTGAGGCTATTCCTACTGTTGTTCCGTCCGTATCGCGCCTCATGCTGATGCTTGCGTTGGTAGATCCAGAGTTAAAGAACTCAATCTCATAGTGCGATCCAAACTTCTGCGCTATGCGATCATCAAACTCGTAAGCCTTGGATGCAACTGAACTGGTGTAGGTTCCTGTGGAAGTGTAATCCACATAGTCTGATGTTGGGTCGGCTGAGTCCGCATCCTTGTAGCCAAGGTAATGACCAACCCTGCTTGTGGGACTTCCAAATGCAAGCTTTTGTGAGTTTACCGCAAATCCAGTTGAGAAGTTTGTAATCACCATCCTAGCCGCAGCAATGCTCCATAAGCCTTCAAAGGCATTGAACAACGCATTATAAACCAGAATATGGCTAGGTGTGATTGCGGTATCTAATGGGATTGCCAGAAAGTACCTATTGTCATAGAACGCAGCATTACAAAGCGTGACATAGTTCTTGTTAATTCTGGCAATGATGTTCTTGACAGGCTCGCTGATTGGCGTTCCTACAATATAAAAGTCATCAGCAATAGACCTGGCCACAGACCTAATTCCGTCATTAGCCAGAAAGAATACGTCTTTGTTGACAAAGTTGACAGACCTACCAGATACGCATCCAATCCTATCGTTAAGTAGTCGCACCGTCCAGCCAGCCGCAGTTGTTGCTGTAGGATCAGCCGTTATCAAGTAAATCTTATTTGGCTTGAAGACAAGTATTTCGTAATCGTAGAAAGGTTGGATGGCTACAATGTCCTCTCCATCATCACCGCCAACAATGATGCTATTGGTTGATTTCCATACTTCGGCATCAAGGATGTCTGAGGCGTAAAGAGTGTTTCTGTCCGCTCCAGTTCCTACTGCAAAGATTCTATTAGTAAACTGCCTAACCAATCGAAGTGCAGGCGGGACAAGGCTAGAAATGCTGGCTGTAGCTGTTGCTGTAAAATGCCCACCACCAGAGGGAGGAGCAGCAATGGTAACTGTTGGCGCGGTTGTATAGCCCGATCCAGCAAAGGTAACTGTTACCGCAGATATTGTACCGCTGGTAACTGTGGCAGTCGCGCTAGCTGTTGTTCCGTAGGCTATGTTGGGTGCGCCTATTGTTACGGCTGGAGCAGTTGTATACCCCAATCCCTGGGTTGATACTGTTATCGAAAGAACGCTTGTGCCTTGCCTAAATGCTGTTGTTCCATCCGTGAAATGAAGATTGCTTGCTCCATCGGTATAATAAAGCCTGTTATTAAACTGAGAAAAATCAACCTGTACTGCGCCACTTGTTACAGTTCCAGCGGTTGTGGCAAAGCTTGTTGCGCTTGTAGATTTGAAGATTACTCCATTGCAAGCAACAACAATTTGCTCAATGTTAGGCGTGTCAAAGTAGTGCATGCCTTGAATTGCTGAACTGCTGGATACATTTGTTGATACTGTCTCAATCCCTTGCCTTGTCTGGAGGATTCCAGACGGGCTAATCGTCATGTTGTAAAGCTCGCTGGCCTGATTGTTTCCAATTAAGCTTGGAGAAATTCCAGAGGCTTGACCACCCTCAAAGCTTGGAGATCCTGCCAATGACAGGACATCGTCAATCGTGTCGATGTAATAAGGCATGTTTAGATGCCTCCGTTAAGCTGCGGTGATTTCCTCGGTCATCAAATCGCCAAGGCTAACCGGAGTAATCTGTTTCACGCCACCAACTTGGCTGAGTTCGTAATTGGCCATCGCCGCAAGGTCGGCATTGGCAGTCTGCACCACGGCTTGAGCCTTGGCATACTGACGCTCACGCTCAAGCGCATCGGCATGGGTAAGCGCAAGTACAACCTGGTGAACGTGAGGCAAGCGAAGTTCGTCATCAAGGCAGGATGAGGATGGAGGAAAATCAACAATGAGGTTTGTGCGTGTTAAACATTTAAGCTTTTCAACTACCCGCAGGCTTTCTGTGCCAGCCGTAGCAAGGCGAGGGTAAAGATCAAGTTCAGCAACCCCGCTGGTATTTCGACCTGTGAAATGATAGAGAACCGGAGTACCAGTTCTTGTCTCCTCAAGCAAATCAGCATCTTGGCTGATGATGGTTGCAAGATCAATCGGATCAACCTCGGATTGGTCATAGGCTACTGATAGCGGAGTTTCTACATTGGTGCCAAGCGTAACTGTCCTATTTGTTCCAACTGAATAGGTGGAAGTTGTAACACTCTCCCGCCAAGGAGCGAAGTTCCAAACACGCCTGTAGTTTAGCGAAGCAGACTTCTTCAAGAACGTAACGGTGTCGGAGTCGGTCTTGCCGACTTTTTCACCGGCGAATTGGGCAATTTCGGATAAGGTCATTTAGCTTCGGACTGCTCTTTAGCTTGGCTACGAATCTTCTCTACCAACTCAAACACTGCCTCATAAGGCGCACGCCCAAGGCAGGCTAGGATGGCGTTTACTTCTTGGATGGATAGGTCGAGTTTCATGTGGCCTCCAGTGCGGTTACTTTGGCTGATAGTTCTTGGATCATAGCCTGTTGCTCTTGAATACATCGCATTAGGACATATTGAAGATCAGTCTGATAAATTGTCTTTAGCGGAATTCCGTCTGCTGGTGTTTCACCAAAGCCATCGTTATTGATAAGCTCTGGAATGTGCGCTTCAACTTCTTGGGCAATCACACCAATAGTTTTTTCGGTATCTTCTCCTTGATCCCTGTAATTGAATGTTTTAACTGGTATGGAACAAATCTTATCAAGATAGTTACCAGAAAGACTAATGTTAGTCTTTAGTCTTTCATCTGAAAGATTGACGTTATTGGCTGAGAAATTAGAAATTCCTCCATTTGTATTTACATAAAATCTAAAACCATTGTTTGTTGCATTT